TGGCTCCAACCAGCCAAGCGTGAACACCTCATACACATCGACAGGTATGGCTCCTTGAACCTGTAATTCCAGTGGCAGATTGACAGTATCCATGTGTACCGACAGATCTGCCTTGACGACCGTTCCATTCGCGTGTTTGAGCGTGATGGTCATTGGATGGAGGTAGCTCATGCCGTCCTCCTGTAGCCACCGTTGCGAATAAGCTTCTCTGCATTCTGCACATAAATGGATGTTGCGTTCTGTTCACTGGCATATTTCACTTTTGTCTTGCCACTTTGAATCTCATAGGCCCCCTTGCTTGTCATCATTTGCAATTCATCAGCGGCGTACCATACGGTCGCCTCCTGGATATCGTCCGGTGCATTGGCGAATCCAGCGGTGTAGGTCGAACGAAAAAGCCCCCCTGCTAGAACAAAGCTACCCAGAGGCAGACGAAGCTTCCCTACTACAGGATCAACGCTCACCCCTGTCAATCCCAGATCTGTGTACTCCGAGCTGATCGGGAGTGAGTGCTCCAACCTATAGAGCTTGATGATTGGATAGCACTTCAGGAAGATCGATCTGGTTGTTGGGAGAGCGACACTCGCATGCATCGCTGCAATTTGTGCTCCCTGGTCAAGATCTGACCATGCCCCCTCTTCAATGTCACGTCCGCTTGGATTACCGACTTTTGAGATTTCCTGGTAGCATCCCTGTACTGCCTCCCCTGCCGCGTGGCTGTAGGCGACCGGCTGTGCAAGTATCAGCGAACCTGGATAGGGACTATACCAGCTCGTTACGGTCACACCGCCGGGAGCAATGGCAATAATTTCGGCAGTTCCCCCGGACCCGATGATCACTGCCTCTTCTTGCCCACGGTCGAAGCCAAGCGTTGATGTCATTGGTAGCGATGTCGATCCTGCAGCAATGCCACCTGTAGCTATCGACGCCACAGGCGGGATGACAATACGCTTGCGTGCAAAGCCATCGACTCTTCTCGAAGCACGCGCAAGAAGCCTATCCATCCCGCCTGCTGCCTGCAGTTGTGCTACCTGAAAACTGAAGGTCAGTGCTACTGGATAGCTCATGAAATCGCCTGGAGTAATGTAGAGTCGTGGCAATGCTTTACTCCTTACTCATCGTCTTCTGCAAAAGTGATAGCCGCGTCGTAAACACCGCCGGTTGGCACGGCCACACCAGCAAAGTTAATGGCGAACTCCTGTGTCACGCCACGTAAGATCAGCGGCTCATATGCTTCAGAGCTGTAGTTGTAGACATAGCGATCAGGAGCCACGCTTGTCGCTGCAGGCGCAACGGCAAGCGTCATGCGTACGGTTTTCCAGATGGCAGCACTGCTATCAATCGTTGGCGCAACAGAATACAGGAGCACCGTGGCGCTTGCTGCATCATCAGCGCTATCATGTTTCATGGGAGTAGGAGTAGTGCTTGTCCCACCCGTATTTGCCACGGTGTGCTTTTTGAGTGTGAATATGACCTCAGTTGCAGCAGTGGCCGCCCCTGAAAGCTCAACACGCAAAATTTCAACCGTTTTCGTAGCAGATCCTCGTATCACAATCCAGTCTGTCGGCGTGGCATATGGGGCTGTTGCCGATACCGCATAGACATATGCTGCCTTTTGCCCATAGCGGGGTCTCGACAGGGGTTTATAATTGCCATCAAGCTCCTGTGCTTCCATCTATTCCTCCAATGCTCCCGCTTTTTTCTGCTGCCTTACAAATTCCTGCTGTTCACGCGGAGTAGCAAGACGGTAGCCAAGCTGTTGTAACTGCTCAGTGTCATGCTCTATGGCATTGGCAGGTGGGTTGATTTCCAAGAAATGCCCTTTGTGAACATATCGCCGCTCTGGTGTGCGTTGTCCGGCTATGCGTTCCTCAGACATAGCCACCATGCCATCATCTTTCATGTCGTGGTAGAAGAGGATCATGGGTGCACCTCCTCGTACATCACTTCAAAATCATCAGGCCGGTAGACTGCTTTTTCTCCATTTCTTCTCGTCACAATCCAGTCATTAACCCAAACAGGATACCGTGAAGTGGCAGCATCCATATATCCCCATGAGCCATCCATGATATGGGGTCGGTTTTCAGGCCATTTCTTTACCCCCAGAGAGGAGGCATCTTGTGGAGAGGTAAACTGCACGGCCTCAACTATGACCGGTCTTGTCTGGTACTTTCCCATCATGCACACCTCACTCTGCTAATCTTGGCAGCATAGGCCGGTGCTCGCAGTGCCAATGTTTTATCAGAGGTCATGCCAAATTGACGCGTGCGTAGATTGACGTTGGCTAAAATTTCCGTTGAAATCGGGTTGACCTCTGGACAGAGCAGGATCTCAGGATCACGCGGGATAAGGAAAATATCCTCAGTGACCTGTGTTCCGGTCTGAACACGGGGGAAGGTATAGCCATCGCTAACGGCATTGGTGCTCGAGCTGGCAACGGTGGCCCAATAGAGCGTATTGGTTGCTGCTGGATTCTGAATCAATCCAGTGTCAGTGAACGAGGTCACGGCGGCATCACTCAAATCATAAGCAGCACAGACGGCATAGAGGCTTTCCGCTCCACTGGTCGTACTCCTGAAGATTCTGTATCCGATGATGTCAATGATGTTGCCTTCTGAGTCAGTTGGCGTGGGAGTTGTCCAACTGAGGACGACATTATTTCCATTGCCGGAGGGAGCCTGTGAAGCTTCGGCGCTAGCCGCTGTCAGACCGTAGCGTGTGACCGCTTCCATGCGATAGTAGTAGGTGGTTGCTGCAAGAAGGGAAGAGCCAGTACCAGTATTGCCAGTGGTGCTCACTGTCCCCATTGTGCCCTGGTTGCCCATCCAAGAACTAACAACAATCGGAATATTCCGGTACGTCTGCACTTCAACACCTGCGTCAATGGCGCTATTTGCCACGGGAGCCATAGGGTCTCCATTGTCGTCACGGCTAAACATGCGAGCCATCGGCAGAGTATAGCGCACTTGCTGATAGTGCAGGCCATTGACGTAGCTCTGCATCTTGGGGGACATCATCCAGAAGTAATCCATTCCCAGCTCTTGCGCATAGACGCCACGCACGGCGTCAACAGTATCATCCATCGTTTTCAAGGCAAGGAGCGCCGTCCCTGCGTCGATCTTGTTGGCATTGGCTATCATGAGATCAACGCCATCCCATTGTGGACGATGCGTTCTCAAAGTGGCCTGTGCACTTCCGAAGATATGTGTGGTCTCTTCCAGCCACTCCATACTCTTTGCATGTGCGCCAAGCTCAAGATCAAAGAGGCTGCCATTATTTGAGGCAACCTTGACCGTGAATTTGGAGAGGTCTCCGATGGTTGTCGTGTGTTTGATCGGGAAGCTGCTCTGCACGTAGGTAGAATTCGATGCGGCCACCGACCCGGTGCCGCTCGTGGGAGGCGCTTCCGTTGAGTGTTGTGCTTTAGGGAGAGTAGTACGCTTATTGAAGAAGAATTCGTCCGTCTCCCACGTCTGACGCGGCACAGCGCGGTACATGGGTCCCCATTTACGTTGAAGCTCTAAGAGCAGGCGGTCAATTACCTTCGGAACAAGATTGCTTGCTCCGCCCGATGATGTCAAACTGAAGGCCTCGCGAATCTCAGCTAAAGAAGCCGGCATAATATCCTCCTCTAATTATCGATAAAAACACTGCCGTCTAAGCTCTGCTGAGCATCCATCAGGCCCATGAAGGATAGCTCAAGCTCTTTAAGCGCTCGCTCCGGATCAAGCCATTCAGGGAGTGGTTGCGAGCGGTCAAGGAGAGAAACGAGCGTCTTGGGATCATGCAATTGCTCTCGGATATAATCCCCCTTGCGGTAGTAGGGCTTCTTTGGTTGCCCCTCTGTGTTCGATCCTTCAACAAGACTTCTACGTTGTGGCTTTTTCGGTGCGAGTGCCTCTTGTATTTGCGCAAGCTTCTGCTCAAACGCGGCTTGCATTGTGTCAAACTTCTCTTGCAAGAGTTCGTCTTGCGTCTTTGGGGGACTCGCAGTGTAGCCAGCGCGCTGCAGAACACGCAGTGCCTCCTCAACGCTTGTCTCTTGCGTTGTATTTTGCTGTGACACAAGTGCTGCTTTCAGCTCCTCCAGAAGAGCGGCTTTCTCCTCAGGTGTCATAGGTTGCTCCTTTACTGGAGAGGCTGAAATGCTGCTCTCCTCTATAAGCTCAATATTTGCATGAAATACCTCATTGATGGATTGAGGCGTATGGGATTCAGTGATATCGGCAATGCGAGCGACTTGGGGTAAGCCAGGGGATGTGGTAAAGTCTATCCCGTCGAGCTGGAGCCTTGAGCCACCGACCAGCGGGACCTGTTCATTCTTATCGATGAACATCTCAGCATTGCTCGCTCGCAGACTCATCGTGCGGATAAAGCGACCGCGTATCAATGTTGCGACGTCGCGACCTGCTGTTGTATCTGGAATGTCGATGAGCGCGTAGGCTTTTGTCCCCTCACGATCAACTTTCACAAGACCGCCAACCAGATGACGTGTCGCGTCCATGTAAGCATCATCATGGGATACATAGCAGGTGAGGGGGAGCGCGTTCGGGTCACTGAGTTGGGCTTGTGCAGATTGGATGAGGCGGTTGACAGATTCTGCGGGGTATTTGCGTCCATTCAACGAAATAGCATCGTCTTCAAGGAAGTACGATTTGATTTGGGCTATTCGATTTGTTTGAGCAGGCAACATAAAAGGCCATATCAATCTTTGACATGGCCTGTGCCGCAAGGGCTGTGGCTCTAAAAATTATGTATTATTTCGATCTTTCAATCATATCCTCTAGATGTCCTGTCGTCAATAGATATTGCATTTTCGTGTGCCTGTCACGAAGCAACACACCCTGATCACACGCATAGGCGATACAAGCACATCCCGGTCTGGTCCGGATACGTCGAAGATTGGTGAGTGCTGCGAAATTAAAAAGAGGGTCTAGATCAATTGGTAGCGACAATGCCGCCTCTGCAAGCTTTTCAAGCATTACGCCCTGAGCAGTTTTTGCATCAAGATAGGGGTCTCCACTTGTCATCATTGTTCCTCTTGCTCCCTCCTCATAATCGTCTTTGTCATCGGAGCCTCGGGCAAGACTGACTTTAGGGTGACGTTGTCTCATGCCGCGTCTTCTCCTGCTCTATAGATGAAATGACACTTACAGTTACCTCTGCAAGATCGTTGACCAATAGGGATAAGTGACCCGATTTCAACCCACTCCTTACCAGCTTCCCCCTGACAATCGCCACAATGCGATGTCTGAACCTCACCTAGTACTGATTTTTCCTGGCGTAGTCCTGCTGCTCTTGCCCTCCTCTGCAAAGTATTCTCGTAAGTTGCCCTGCTTGCCTGAGCATACATGCCTACTCTTGCTACCAGCGTCGCATCCAGCGTCACGTCTCCTCGTTTAATCTGAAGAGCAAAGTTGCGCAAAAACTTATATTGCTCCTTAATCTGGTTGGCAATATAACCCATGTCGGAGGCCGATGTATTCTTTAGCCCGCCCGATGCAGCAAGGCCCATTGCGACGTGCAAATTCTTCAGTAGCGTCGATGTCTGGATCTGCCACTCTGCAAGATGAATCTTGCCGTCGACCAGCGCCTGAGCAACATTCTGAAGACGCAGAGCCTCTTTGTCAATCACGGTGTCAACGGCGTTCCTCACCTCTTGCGCTGAGACGATGCGACCTGTGGTGATGTTGGTGTAGCGTAGAAGCTTGGCGTTGTAGGTGTACTGATTTAATTGTGCGACGTTGGGTTTAATCATGTCTCACCCACCCCTGCATTCAGCATGCCCCCGAATCCTTCAGGCGCGTTATCATCCCAGAGTTTCACAGCATTCTTCAGGTCATCATCGGTAATCTGGCTGAGCGTATCGAGGTCCTCGTCTGATAAGTCGAGCGGATCGCCTATGGTGTCCAATGTTGCATTGCCCAAAGCGACTGCTTCAATGGCCTTACCCTGCCTGTCCAACATTGTCATCAATACGCTGTAGGTTTGGTCAGAAAATGCAGGTGGTGAGCCTAACTTGAACGGTATACGCTCGTCACCAATGCAGAGCCACAGGGTGTCGAAGGTGAGTGGCAATGCTTCGATGTTCTGTATTGGCATGGGTGCGTCTGGGTCGATGTAAGCAAGGGTAATGTGAGGGAGATAGTCGCCAAAATTGTTAGCCACATAGAGACCGGCATCGCTGAGCCGAGAGGCAAGATTTACGCGGAACTTTTGCAGTCCAGTGGCATTTATCAACGCCACAATGGGAGCCAGGTTCTCACTATATTCAGAGGGGTTAAAGCGCCCAATGCCTCCGATGGTTCCTCGCAACGATGAAATGGATTCGCCTGCAAATTGGGCGACAACCTCCTTCAGATGCTCCACATTGCCAAGATTATCCTCAACGCTCCCAAGATAGCACAGCGTAATGTGCAGCTCGCTGGCATCTTCACCCCCAGGAAGGGCAAGGGCTTGCGCTGTTTCTTCGTTGGGCCAGAACCCGATCATGATACTGGTGTGTTGATCCTCTTGTAGCTGTTGCAGTAGCACCGTCTTCTCTTGAAGCATTCCATAGAGTTCATCCAACCGTTCATGCGCCGCCACAAGGAGTTTGAGTATAGCGAGATTGGCGGGCAGGAATCCTCTTTTTTCCGCTTGCATGATGTCAATCTTCAGAAGTGCGATCAATTCGCTTAGTTCCTGCATAATGACACTCCTCGATACTCGTCCTGTCTGTCGAGAGCAAGAACGCTGGTCGTCCTCCTATCATCCATGAGGTCCTCCGAACCATCTCGAAATACAGCCTCTCTTTGATCCTGTCCCGTACTCTCTGTCTCTTGATCAGGCGCCTGTACTTTTCCTTTGTCACCTTGCGACGCTGGCTTATTTTGCCCATTGGGTTCTTTCTCCTGATCGCCTTGCTGTAATCTCTGCATCGCAGTCTTAGCCCCTTGCATAGACAACTCTGCTTGTTGTGCCTGCTCTTGCTCCAATGTTGCGAGACGGGCTACAGGGGTAATGTCTTTGGTGATGATGATGGGCACATCGCCCCCTGCGATCGATTCACGCCCGCGCTCTTGCCGTGCCTCATTAATAGTGAGTGTGCCATTCTTGACAGACTTATCTTCAACTTCAGCAACATCTTTATCGTCCCGATAATCAGCGTGACGCATCTGGACTTTCCAGTCAGTAATGCCCATACCTCGCTTGATGATACGATAATTGAATGGGGCCATAACGAGCCGCTCGATTGGCTGTGCAGTGTTATAGATGAATGACTTATTTTGAGAATCTCCCGTGCCGCCGCCTAAAGTTGCCGTCTCGATAATATTGAGCATAGCAGGCGGCACGCCGTAGACAACAAGCGTTCTTGTACGCTGCTTGTCCTCACTTTTATCGAAGTCCAGTTCAATAGAGCCTCGGCCAAACTCATGGATCTTGCCGCCGCCGTACATTACCGGAGGTATGTGTGCGTTCTCTATGCCAGTATAGTTCTCCTTGAACCATTCAAGATATCTATCTCCATCCTCTTCTGTGGAATCAGGCCCCATTTCAACCCAGTAACTAGGCTTGCCCCCTTGCCTGAAAAATCGCTCTCCCCACGTCGTCATTGACCGACTGAGCCACACAGGGTCTTTGAGTAGCTCGATTGGGGAGAGTGCTTTTTTCTTGGCTTCCAGGTCCGGTAGCCACCATCGAATAATCTCATGTGGCTCAAACGATACCGTATCGGTTGATTTTTCCAGCCGCTGAGTATAGCCAGTGATCTGTCCATGCTTGTCAAAGCGAGCAGTCATCGAAATGCCATCTATCATATAGAGATTAGTGAGCGTATTGCCTGTATAGCCTAGCTCGCAAAAGCCCTCTCCAAACACAAGCACGTCTTTTATGATAGACCGAATCACCTGATCAAAGTCTTCCTCTAAATTCTCAAGATCAAGCAGACTCTCTATTTGCTTTTTGTTGCCCTTTTTCCCCTTCCCTTTTTCGAGCTCAACACATTCCCACCCTCCGCTCGTTATGCGATTGGCTATGGTGTTTACGCATCCAGACACCCACTGATCGCTCTTATAAACTTCGCGATATATCTTCTTCTTCTCCCTGTCATCAAGCAGATCGGCATGCGCGAGACCCCCAAGCATCGTATCATCCCATGCCATACTCAGATTTCTTGGCCCGCCGCGTGGCTTTGCTTTGGCACTGCGTTTGGTGGCAGCTTCCAAGTCGATGATACCCACGTGTTGCTCAAATGGCCCGGTCGTATGAAGAGGAGCAGGGTTATTGTATTCAGGCGCATGGGAACGCCGCTTTGGTGGTCTGTGTATCCAGTTGGGCCAAGTTAGTGCCATGCTATTGCTCCTTGGGCCATTCAGCCATATCGCATATGGTGGCAGCTTTCTCTTGTGGCGTCATGTAACTCCCATAAGCCATTACCCCAAGATTATCAATAGCATGGGCTACCAAATCAAACGCACGTTGTGCAATTATTTGCTTGATAGTGTCGTTTATATCTTCTTGAATATCGACCATCTCTTGTGCTTGAGTATTTGCAATAGCTGTTAATCCCTTTTCACTCAGATCGTTAAAGAGCATCTCGGCAAAGTTCTCAAAATTGGTATCACGTATTGACTTTTTCTTCCTCATAGCCATGCTAATTCGTCCTCCTGCGTCTGTTGCTCTTCTTTTGTTGGCTTGTGTACAGCCATACCGCCTCGTGCGTTTCTGCCTATCATCAGTTTGGTTATCCCCCATACACACGCATCGAGCCTATCGGGCGATTTCTCACCAGGAACCCAGTTACATTGCTGAAATTCCAGGTCTGGGTGCACCCCCACGTGATGTATATGCACGTTTTTATAAAGCGTCGATACCGGCTCTGCTCTAATCTGTTTCCCGCGACTGGCATGGATCGCCTCATACGGTATATTCTTCATGCCAGCCGCTTTAGCTACCGTCTTGATGGTAAATCCCACCATTTCCCCACCATTATTGACCTCACCTACAACCAGATCGGCCTTGAATTTATTGTACGCCGCTATAGCTTCCCCTGCCCACTCATCAGGCGTGCCCGTTGTGCTATAATCGGCTAACACATAGCCATGATCATCGACACCCAGACCTACGACCACTATGCCACATTCCGCCGGTCCCTCTGCGGTCCTGTTCGTTTCTTTGCTTGACGCAGGTGGGTCAACGGCCACCACCACACGTTTCAGGTCCGGATACTTGACTACACGCCCATCATCAATCCACTTCCGCTTCCACAATGCCCCGTCGATGTCATCTACTACTTGCCCTTCGATCTCCTGTAATCCAAGTCTTGACCCAGCATAACGCCGCTCAATCTCTCTGATAAAGCGTCGAGAAATATTCTCTGCGTTATCGTACATTCTGCCGTGAGTAACAACAGTGCTTGGATCGGCTAACAGCGCCTTGACTGCTTTGGTATTACGCGGCGTCGTTGTGACTACGCACTGAGGCTCAATACCAGGGGCCGGTGAAATGCGTAACCCAAAGCTCAGTTGATCCCATGCGTCGTCGTACTGCCATGCAGCTCTCTCATCTGCCCATGCAAAACTATGCTGTGGCCCTCTGAGCTGGTCCGGTTCGTCCGCACTATAGGTCGTCGCCTTTGACCCGTTAGGCCATGTCACAAGTCTCTTGGAGGGTTCATAGATCGGTTGAAAGTCGTGGGGGGAAATAGAGCAGATGCCAGAGATACCATTGATCATGACATCGCGTACATCTGCAACGGTCCTGCCCACTAGCGCGATATGACAACCGGGATAGGCCCGTGCCTTTTCGATGACCCACTCGGCACCGGTCCGAGTCTTGCCCCAACCACGGCCCGCCTTGACTACCCATGTTGACCAGTTGCCGGGAGGGGCTAATTGACCATCACGTGCCCATGCCCGCCACTCTTCTTGATATTGCAGCACATCGAGTGCTGGTAGCTTTTTAAGGTACGCAAGCTTTCGCTTTTTTGACCAGGAAGCAAAGAGACGAAAGAGCTTTAATTGCTCTTCAGGACTATAGCTTTTCTTCTTGGTGAGACGACTCTTCGTCTTCAAGTTTTATAGCCGCCTCTAGTTCAGCGAGTACTTTCTGTTTTCTCTGCTCTGCCAGATCCGCAAGTTGAGCATGTACGTTGAGTTGCGGCTTATCCTTGTACTCTGGCAGATTCGCCTTTGCATAGCCCATCGCGAGCGTATCGCTATACTTGCGTACAAGCAGAGGCTTGCCACCTTTCACTAATGGTTTGCCCCGCTTATCATGTTGCTGATTGCCTTCCTCATCCACAACCGGCTCGTACTCGTAGACAAGCTGCCCCTGGCTCACCACCTTCTCATCCCATCCTAAGATACCGCGCTTATAAATTGAGCTGCGAGCAGTATCTTTTATCCACTCTAGAGCATCATCCCAGTCTTTTTGGAATGTTGGATTCTTGTTCCGCCACTCATATACAGTATTTCGAGAAATATGAGCAACATCACAGGCAAGCGACACATTGGGATCTTGCTTGAGCGCGGCAAGAAAGAGCATTTTTGCGGTCTTTCGTTGCTCTGCCGTCTTAGGTCCTCCTGCCCCCCACGTAATTGTCATTCTGTCATTCTCTTCATCCATAATCAGGACCTATTTGAAAAATCGCACGAGTCCTTCGACAATTTGCCAGTACACCCACAGCGAGAAGACGGTGGCGACAGTAACCCCAACCACACCAAAGATCATCCATGCTCGCTCGTGCTCTCGCAGGCTGCGAGAAAACCAATCATCATTTGGCATCATGATCAGCCTCCGGGGCGCATGCAATAAAAATGGCATTCAACGATTGTAGCTCATGCTACCGTTGAATGCCGTTATCTGGTCTGTCGCACTCAGTTTTCTTCTTCAGAATATTCGCGATCTATCCAATCCAGCCACTTAAACCGTCCCTTGTTCCATCGCACCAAAGCCTGTACATTCCCACCATTGTGCTGCTTAAATCTATTTATGCCTCTATTCATCTTACTGAGTAAATTCCGATCAAGATGAGGGAAGCGTTTAGCGAGAAGTCGGTCTATCTCCTCATTGGTGCACAT